GGGATCGTTATATTTTACCAGCAGAAGGAACGTATGTATATTGTTCAGGTCGTTGACCGCGCCTTTGAGAGGCTGGCTGAAATCGATGCGGCGAAAAACGCCGTCGAGGGCATCGGAGATTTTCTCGACCGACGAACCGAACAGCGCGAACACTCCCACCGTGTTTCCGAAAAGCACCAGGCGGTTAAATGAAACCACGGAATCGGGGAATGTCGTTCCCTGGTCGCTGGATAGCTGCGTCGAGCTGAAGCTTGTCGTTGAGCCGCTTACCGTGATATTGCCGATCTGCGTGACCGAATTGTCACCGAACTGAAAGAGATAATTATTGAGAGCGCGCAACGCTGTGATGCGGTGCACCAGGCTCGGGTCGTTGACGATGCTGCTGCCCGCGGCGTCTGCGGTCAGGAAATCGTCATATCCCACGCCGTTGTAGGTGGCTCCCGTTCCGGTCCATATGAGCATATTGGCAGCTCCGATCCAGACCCGCCCGTCAAAGACGGCGAGCGTAGTCACGACGGACGTGAGGAACGGCCAGACATGCGCCGTGGCGGTAGCGCCGCTGCCGCCTGCAACGGCGTGTATGGTAAGCGTCACCGTATCGCCTGCGGCGAATCCCGTCCCGGGATTCGTGAGATTGACGGAGGTTACCACGCCGCCCACGACCGTCGCAGTGAATGTCGCCCCGGTTCCCGAACCGCTCGTGGCGTAAGTCACCGTTGCCCCGCCCGCGTAAAGACTGCCGCCGTTGGTTACCTGCGTGTTGGGTGAAACCCCGCCGGAGACTACCAGTCCCGCGACCGGGTCCCAGCTGCAATAGCCCGCCGTCGGGTCTGCAATCAGCGCGCGCTGCGTCGCCCAGTTCGTCACGTCCGGCAATGAGGAGAAGGTGCCCGGCGCCGCTATCGTAGTTTTCGCTCCGCCGGGGTTTCTCGCCGCAGTGGCGGAGCCGTCGGAACAGAAATTAAGCGTATAATCGGTATTGAGTCCGTAATTGAAATACCATTGCTTGGTGATGGTCTTCCCGGTCAGTGTCGCAATCGCATTCGCGGGGCCCGGAACGCACAGGTTATTGTTGGGTCCTATCGGCTGTATGTTTTCAAGCCATGCCGCTTTCTCTTTGGGCAGATCGTGACGGTCCGACTGCGTGTCCACGCCGTCGAAGCGCGAAAAAAGGATGATGTCCTTTCCCTCGAAATGTTTCCCGATGGATTCGGTTCTAGGCGGCATGGGCTAAAGCCTTTTCACCATTTTTGCGTAGGTGCGGTACACGTTGGGAATGCGCCGCGAGAATGCGGTCGCCGGCAGCTGCTTCATGCGGACGTCGTATTTTCCCGGCCGCTGCGGGTTGCCGCTGTAATACCAGTCGGCCATCGCCTGGTTCTGCAAGCTCGCATAGCACAGGTGCGCGGCGAACAGCTGCACGGCGTCGTTCCAGGGAGGAATGACTTGCGAATCCACATCGGCGAGGTTCACGAGCGGCATGGGCAGCGTGATGATATCCCATTCCATCGGATAGGCCTGGTCCGGGATCTGGAAGATGAATGCCTGCTGGATGCCCTGGTGCATGGTGAAGACGCTGGGCACGCTGAACTGGCTCGTTATCTGCCGCAGGAAGGCCTGAAACGCGGTAAAGGGAAGCCAGCCGAACGTGATGCGTTCGTCGCCCCATAATACCGTGATGGATAATATATCGAGCACGTTGAGCAGCACGGTCGGCGAAACCTTTGCGCCCGAGCCGGTGGCATCGGTGACTGTAACGGAAGGATTGCTGTAGCCGGTCCCCCAGCTTGTCATGTTGATGGCGTCGATGACGCCTCCCTGCACGACGGCGACCGCAGTCGCCCCGGTGCCCGTGGGGTCGGTTATATTAACCGAAGGCGCTGTATAATTTACGCCGCCTTGCGTGACGGTAATGCCCCCCAGCGTGCCGTTATAAATATAATTTTCCTGCTGGGGGATGGTGTTAAGCGCGTTGCCGCCGGTCACCGATAGGAATCCCCGGACGCAGTGCGTGTCGAGTGCTACGCGGGTGCGGGCCTGGTTTATGAAACTTATCAGGGTCGCTTGTGAAAAATCCGCGTTATTGGTGTCGTGTATGGCCGCCTGTAGCTGGTTGAGGTAATCCTGCAATGTTCCCATTCATCATGCAGCCCCTTTCTCGCTCAGGCCAAGCGTCTCCTGCCGTTTCCCTTCACCCTTTTTTCCCTCGTCCCTCTCTCCTCGCACCCCACTCCTTGGCTCAGGCAGGGCTTCCTTTTCGGCCGGGTCGGCCTCGACCAGGCGCAGCGTGATCAGCTTGGTCTCAATCCTGCCGAACCATTCCCGGCTTTTTTCTATCACTTCCTTCCGGTTCCAGCCCCAGCGCCGCTGCACATGGCGGAACATCTGCTCGCGGAAATCGGCGGGCAGGTTATGGCCCGGCTCTGCCTTGAACCTCACGCCGAATATGTGGCACGCCGCTTCATAGGGTATCTTGCAGTCGCCCATGGCCGGTATGAGATAGGGAATACCGTCGAAACGGTCCTCGATGGGGAAGTCGTTCTTGTTCGTGACCTTGATGTGGTATCCTGCGGCCGCCATGATACTACCCTATCTGCCAGTATTGAAGGATGTTGTTGACGCCTCCCACCACAGCGGTGAATGTCGCGTTGACCGAACCGTCCGCCGTGGCGTTACCCACCTGCTTGATGAGCGGCACGGTCTGGAATCCGTTGCCGTTGTCCTCGATGGTCGCGGTCCCGAGCACGCCTCCCGATTGAGCGATGGTGCCGCATGCAGGACGCGGTAGCACCGGATCGCAGTAGATATTGAGCGGGGGCGAAGCGGAAGCGCCTAGGCTCGATAAGAAGATGATGGTGGCGGTGTAGCCGGTATTGGTGCTGCCGACCGTCACACTGGTGAGTGCAAGCGAAGGTAGCGCCGTGGCGGCGGCCGTTCCCGAAGAGCCGGTGGGCCCGGTGATGGTGACGGCCGGTATATGTGTGCCGTCATAGAGCGCGCCGTTATTGTTCATGATAATACCGGTCAACCCGCCGTTGGAAGGCGTGCCGTTGGTGATGGTAGCGGTGATGACCGCGCCGCTGCCTGTCGGGTCGAGTACGGTGACGGGAGGAGCGCTTAGATAGCCCGCACCGGCGAAATCGACCGTGATGCCGGAAAGGGCGCCGGCACTTAATCCCACATGCGCAACGGCGGGCAGACATAGGCCCGGCGTACCGCCATACTGGTCCGGTGACGGGATGATGATCTGAGGATTGGTATATCCTGCGCCAGCAGTGGTGAGGGCGAGCGAAAGGGAACCTCCGATGATGGGCGTGCCTGTAGCCGTTATACCTCCGGCAACAGGAGCAGCAAAGGATACGCTCGTCCCTGCCTGCGTATATACGGTGCCCGGTGTGGTGACGTTCGTTCCCTGTATGGTGCCGGAAACGTTGATGGCGCGGAAGTTCGTGCCATCGGAATAGAGCGGTATTGGATGGTTCACAGGGCCGGACTCAAACGTCCGCCACAGTCCGGAATAGTAATCCTTGTATTGCAGCGCCGTCTGACCGGCGGGGCGAACCAGGAACACGCCGTTGGGAATCGGCCAGACCGCGCCGGAACGCAGCGTCACCGACTGCGGACGCTGCAGCGCGCTTAGGGCTTGTCCGGGATACGCTATCTGCGAAAAAGGATTCATGTTGGGCTTCCCTTCAGATGTTCAGGAAATTGAGGTTGGCGAACTTGCCCTGGCTCTGCGGCTTGACGTTGACGAGCTGCAGCAGCGTCAGGATGGCCGCGATATAACCGATCTGACCATTGACCAGAGTCGATTCGAACGGAATCAACTGGAAACCGGCTTTATCATGAATATACATGGAGAGGTAATCGGTGTTGAGCAGGTATAGGATGCCTTCCGGCGCATACGGATCGCAGTAAATGGGTACGCCGGCGATCATCACCGCCTGGAAAAGCGAACGCACGATGCCGTCGCCGTAGCTGCCTCCCGAATCGACGACGTAGCGTTCCTGCGGTGTGAAGTCCTGCGTGAGAAGCGTCCAGGTGCCTATGCCGCAGACGCCCATCTTGGGCATCTCGCCATTCTTCTTGGTCACCTGCGCCACGTACTGCATGATGAGGTTGCGCGTGGGCGTGACTGCGCCTGCCGCATTGGCGACGTAGGTCGATGCCCACCAGCTGTTGCCCAGCGAGTTGGTCGAGCTGCGGGCGATGCCGCCATAGGTGGCGGCGAAGGTGCCGTCGTCCACCGCGCCGGGAAGGCCAACGATCTGCTGCGTGTTGCTGACATTGTTCCACAGCGCCGTCGAGAAGGCGTCGATAGTCTCGTTCGTGGCATCGTTCATGCGCGCCTCGATGATGGGCACGACGCCGTAATCGACCTGCACGAGGCCTTCCAGGCCCAGGAACGGAATCGGCACCACATAGGCGGAGAGATTGAACTCGGCGTCCTGCAGGCCTGGAATGTTGCCCGGCTTGTTGAAAGAGCCCGAATAATCGGTCCACTCGCCCGACACCATCGGGTTTCCCTGAACGGGCGCGGTGATGGGGGAAAGACCGCCGGATGCCATGAGCGCGGAGGAAAGCAGCGCACAGGTGAGCGGCGATGCCTTCCATATCTGGACGATATATTTCTGCAGGAAAGCCCGGCGCGTGACGGCCGTGAGTTCCGTCGCCACGCTTCCCGCTGGCGGTATGATTCCTACTCCGAATTGCGGCATGGCTTATTCTCCTTTTAAGATGCCCGTTTTGCCTTGATTTCGTCGATGGCCGCGTAGGCCTGCCGCTGCGCGAATGCGGCGAGATTGCCCATGTCCTCCTTGGCAATCGTCGGCATTTCCCAGGTGCGGCTTTTGATTTCGTGCGCTGGCGACGCTGGCTTGAGGTCGGCGCTGAATATCTTCGCGGCGACGTCATAGTCGCTGATGCCGTGTTTTTCCATCACGGAAGTTTCCATCTCCTTGACCTGTTCCTCCTTGAAACGGCCGGTGGCAATAAGAGCATGCCGCTGCGCCGCAAGCCTGTCCGAGGTCTTGCGAGCATCGTCGGCGAGTTTCTGCGCGGCGATGTCCGCCTTGACGCTCTCGCGGAATTCGTCCATCTCCACGTCGGGGAAGGTGCGCGACGGATCGATTTCCTTCACCAGCTTCGCATACTGCTTGCGGGTCTTGGGATCGTGTGCGATTTTGAGCGTCAGTTCCGCCAGTTGTGCCTGCGCTTCCGCCGATAATTTTTCCGCTGTCATAATCACGTTCCCTTCTTAACTCGGTTCAAGTCGCTCTTTCGTCGCCCCTAGATAGGCTTGCCCTGTTTCGCCTGCGGTCCGCCCTTTTCAAGTCCCATCACGGCGTCATCACGGTTGAGCTTGCTCGCGCCGGTCAGGCCGCCCAGCTGCATATAGCTCGGGGGATTGACCGCCTGGTTGTTCTCTCGCTTGCGCTCGAGGCCCGGCGCGCTGACTTTCGGTTCAAAAACGTCGTTCTTCGGCATGATGTCCTCCTTCAGGCGGCTTGGGGTTGCGCGCCCGCGGGAGGGCTGGCGGGCGCCAGGCCTACCGGGGGAGCATTCTTGAGCGGACCGCCGCGCGCCGCCATGGCCATCTGGGTGATGGCGGAAGGCACGAGGGAATCCTCTTCGTTGATTTTACCGACGACGGGGCCTAGTGCCGTAAGCGCGCGAGAGAGCGCCGACCATTCCTTGGAGCCGGGCTCAAAGGCGTTGAATACGTTATGCAGAAGCGGGAATACCGCCTTGAGCTGTGCGATTGCCGCCGCCTTGTTGCCGCCGCCGCCGCCGGGCGCCGCCGCCGGAGAGCCGCCCGGGCCGGGGGGAGTTCCCGCGATGCTGCCGGGCAGTTGCGCAGATGCGGGGGATGTTCCTATAGGATTCATGAAAGTGAATATTATCGGCCAAAATAAGCAACGTCAATCCTTAAATTTAAAATTATATAATAAATACAATTACTTGTAAACACTCTCAAACACTTATAATAACGCCAAAGCACGAAAAAAGGCTTTCCGTGAATCCGGGAAAGCCTTCTTCTCGAGCCCTTGAACTCTGTCATGTCCGCGTTATGCGCGGAGAGCCCTCAGCGCTTGCCGCGCTTGGACTTGCGATGACCTTTGCGACTGCCCTTCATGCCAATTACCTCCTTCAGTTTTGAGTATTAAAAAGCATCTGACTTTACAGCAGCTCTGAAAAAATTCAAGCGCCGTCGTCAACCGGTTCATCCTTGGGGAGATGGCACCCTTCGATTTCAATGACAATAATAGCTTTCATCAGCATGCCCATGGCCGTGGTATCGATGACATTGCTGCACTGATAGCTCCCGCGGTGGCGGCTTTCTCCGACGATTATAACGCGGCTCCAGTTCTGCTCCATGGCCTTTTTCATCGCGCGTCTCAATGTGCCCTTGACGCTTCCGGTAACATGCGGGAATTTTGCGACTTTGGTTTTCTTGACGAGTTTCATCATCCCTGAACTCTCCTGTTTATCGGTAGCTGTCATTGCCGCTGGCGCTGCCGGAGGTATTGGCGTTAGCCGCGGCAATCCCTCCTGAATCGTCGGCGCTGACCGGCATGGCTAAAAGCACGAGTATTATAAAAATCCTTATCATCGTCATATCCTTCCAGATTGAGGTTATGACTTTGGTGGTCGATTGTTATTTTTTCTTTCCTGCGTGGTCTTCTCCCGATTGCGCCTGCTGCTCGCGAAGCTTCGCCTCCGCCATTTCGCGCAAGCGCAGGCTATGTAGCAGATTCTCCCGAGCGGGCGGGTTAAGCAGCCGTATGAACCATTCCCGATCGATGGCTTGAGCCTTGAACAGCATCTGCGCAAGCTCTTTTGTCTCGAGCGTGAACAGCGGCGAATGGGAATGCCCGTCCACCATCATGGAATATTTTCCCGTGAGCTGCGAAGCGATGAATTCGGTCTCGTCCGATGTCTTGATATGCCCGTCGTCGTTTTTCATCTTCAGCTTCAGGCCCAGCTCGCCCAGGCGAACGAGCGGCCCCTCAAGCCCGATGGCGGTCTTGCGGATGTTGCCGCCGCCGGTGATCTGCATCTGGCGCTGCTGCTGCCCGCCTCGCGCGCCTCCGGAGGAACGGCCGGACGTGACTTCCGTGAGCCCCGAGGCCTCGAGCATGAACGCCCCGATTTCGTTGAATTCCGCGAACAGGTCCGTGGGCATGGTGGGTTTGAGCTCATTGACGGAAGCTCCTGGCATGGCGTCCGCCACCCACGTTCCGGGTCCTCCCAGCGCGCCGGCGATTTCATCCTCGAGCCCCTGGAAACCGCTGAAGACTTTCGCCGGGTCCTCCTGCCGCTTGAGAATCTCGTCGATCTGCTCGAGGCGCTCGTTGCTCCATTTCTGCAGCGGGATGATGTCCTCCTGGTGGCAGTCGCCCCAGAACAGGTTATAGAGCTTATATGGCGTCACCGGCACGAAAGGGTTTTCGCCCTTAAGATACCAGTTTGTCGTGCTGTCGTATTTCGTCGCTTTCGTTCCCGCGGCCGTGATTATCTTGATCGTCTCTTTTGAATCCGAGAGGATGACGCCGCCGAGGGAATGAAATATCCGCCAGTCGTTCGCCAAGGAATCCCATATCCATGTCTCGTTGAGACGCACGGTGGGACCCGTCACGGTCGGCTGGAATTTCGTCGATTCCTCGTACCCGGGGTTGACGCTCCCTTTCACGTTGCCCGTCAGGTTCTCGCCACCCGTGGCGGTGACGATAAGACCCATCAGCGGTGCGGGAAGCCCCGATCCTAGCGTCTGTGCCCCTTCGACCGCAAGCTTGCCGATGTCCTGCGCGCGCCCTGCATGGTAGAGCCTTTCCGCGGCGTCGTCGTAGTCGAGCAGATATTGATGATTCATCGCCGGCTGGTTGACGAAGTCTTTCTTATCTTCGCGGAACACGCCGAAGCTGGACGGCTCGATGAGTTCCGAGAATAATTTTCCCGTTAGGTCGTTCCATCCGAGCTTGAGTATCATCGTGTCGAAATTAAGGGCCCATAGCACGGCTTCCGTGAAATCGTCCGCAAGACCGGAATCCTGCACGTCCTGATTCCAGTCGTCCTGCAGCGCCTTATACATCAGTATTTCTTTTTCGCCGGAATTCTTGGGCGCGGTGATGTTGTAAATCAACCCTTCCGGGGAATATAAAAACGACGAAACGAGCTTCAGGTGCGACTTAAGCCGGTTGAAGCGCGTCTTCAGGTCCATGTTCTGGCCATAGAGAAAATAGCGGCGGCGCTTTTCGTAAAGTGTCCTTCGCTGCTGTTGCGACGCCATGCAGCAGCTGATGACCCATGTCAGGAATTTTACCTTTGGTCCTTCTTCCTCGGGAATAATCATACGGGTATTTTTCCCTTATGCTCCGCGTGGATCGCAGCCGGTGGCGTCCTGCTCGCCTTCGCAGGCAGCTTTGTCTGCGGCTGTACATTGAACGGCGCATAGGGAACATGCCCCCAGTTCCCGGTCGGCCGGTCGTTTATCGGTACTTCCACGCCGAAGTAATTGCGGGTGCCGTACTTGCCCGGCTGTCCCGGTTCCGCGGTGACGTGACTCTTTGCCGCGCGGCCGTCCTTGTTGTTGATGTCGCCCAGACCGTGTGCGTCGGCAATCGTGCGTAGCGTTCTATCGGTGCGAGCTACTATGCCGGTGCCAATGAACGGTCCGTGCCAGGGCTTTTCCCCATACTCGCCGTGGTCAGTCACTTTCATGCCGCCACACTCAGGACATACGGGCGTCGGCGCGTTCATTGCCGTAAACAATGTTCCGAGCCGCGGAGGACGGTAACCGGAACAATTAAGATTTTCGCATTGATAGCGGTGCAGCGCTGGCATACCGCGCATAATAATCCGGAACTTCCCGCGCGGCAATGGGTAAAAAATTTAGCGCCTAAAGGCCAGGATAATCCACATTAATAATATTTCTTCGCCTCGCGGTGTATCAGGCTGGTTTTAATCTCACGGCCGCCGAATGTCAAATGCTGCGTCGGGGGCAGGCAGCGGTAGCAGGCGATGTGAGATTCGATGACGCCGTGTACCGCTACCGGCAGGAACTGGTTGCCGCCGCAGGACGCGCAGCGTGCGAACAGCGACCAGCTGGCGGAGACGGAAAGCCGTTTGATGATCGGGCAGCGCTCGGGCGCGTCGAAGCGCAGGAACTTCGGAGCTTCCGCGCGCGGCGCTTCGGATTCGCCGGCGAACATATCGAACTGGTTTTTTGATTTTTTAACCCAGCTGTTCCTGACCGGCTCCGGAAAAACAAGCCGCCGCGCCTCGATATCCGGAATCGCGCGCGCGATGCGTTCGAGGACTTTGCCGTAAAACGGATTCGCGGGCCCGCGCGTCACCAGTACCGACTCGCGACCTATGGCTGCGCCCAGCGCCGCCATCGTTATAGGCATCTGCGCCTGGTACCAGTAATCCCTTGCCACTATATCAAGCCAGCGCTGTGTCTCCCGCTCACTTAGCGGTGGCGCTACACAAACATCGGACTGCGGCTTTTGGCACGCCTCGCGCCCAGTGCGCAGCGAGAAACCTTCGCGCGCATGCACTAGCATGCCGCCGCGCGGGTTGTGAGTGATGTTATTTTCGGAATGGCGGTACATAAATAATTTTAGCGGATACGGCAAGACTAAGTGGAAATCGAACCCCTGACATCCGTTCTACCTGGCTGAACTATAGCACGAGTAAGTCAATCAAACTAACCCGTCGTATCCGCTAAAATTACTTCCTATTAAGCAAATCTAAAATTATTTTCTGGTCTGCATTCGTGCATCCAATCCCGTCGCTCTCAAACCCTTCGGCCCAAATTATTTTTTACGGTTCCATAGACTTGCGACCGAATGGACCACGGGCTAGACAAAGCCCTGTACCTCCCTCCTTAACAAGTGTCCAGTAAGGTTCTTTTTTTTGCTGCGCAGCTCTATCGCATTCAAAAATAGTCCATTCACCAAAAACATAATCTTCGGCCATAAATCACTGCCTCTCCGTGAGTTTCATATCTTTCATGTACCGCGCCACCAGCCCATCCACCCGCTTCCGCGGCTCATTTTTTTCCGCATCCATCACGGCCGCGCGGGTGAGTTTTTCTCCCTTCATTCGCAAGCGAACGGTCTCGTCCCAGGCCCAGTAGGTTAGCGCCGCGGCGAACACGCGGTCGTTGCATTTGCTGGGCGGGCTGCCGATATAACCGTCGTCGTCGATATACATACTCTTGCATTCATTGAGACACATCAGGGAGCGTATATGTGCCCGCCGCAGCTCGATGCCGTCGTGCAGCTTGTGCAGCATCTGAATGCGTGTCTCCGGCGTCGTCTTCCACTGCTTCAGCACGCTGCCGGTCATCGAGTCCACCCGGCGGTAGAAAAAATCCTTTATATACTTCAGGCAATTTCGCATGTCCTGGTCGTCTTTCACACCAAGTCCCACGAGCTTCTGCCTTAGTTGCGTCAGCTCCTGATATACTGGTCCCCCGGGGCCGGTGATTTCAAGGTTGAGGGTGATGTCGCCATATAGGCCGCAGATGAACGCCAGCGCCCAGGCGAATTGATGCGTCGATATCGACGGGCTCGCATACTCCGCCACCTGCACCATGCAATCAGAGAACGCGCGCGCAACGTGGATAACGCCGTTGTCTCCGTTCGGGCTGCTGCCGAAAATCGGGTCGGCGCCGATGACGTATCTCGCTCCAGCGACGGGCTTCTCCCAGATTTTAAGATCCGCGCGGCTGATGTCGCACTGGAACAGCCTCGTATCGCGAAAGTCGTCGGTGAGCTTGATGATGAACGGGCTGCACAAGGATTTATGGGCCTCCTTCATGCAGGCCGTCAGCGTCGTATTGGTGAAGAAGCTCGATCCCGTGGACTGGAAGGCGTCCTCTTCCGTCCAGGGCATCTCCTGGTCCATGGTGGACTGGTCGTTGCTGCATTCCGTCTCCAGGTGGCAGCGGTACCAGGCAATCTGTCCCGCGGTGATATCGAAGCCGTATTCGAGTTTCACCTTGTCGATGCGCTCGCGTTCGAGCTGCGTGAGCGCGCTTTGCGTTCCTTCCGGCATGTATTTCAGGTAAAGCGGATGCTTTTCGCTGAATTCGTTGCGCTCGTCGCGCCACCAGCCGATGAAGATGGCTCGCTGCGCCGGCGAGCTTTTTGCGATTTCCCACATATCGGCGAAATGGTTGAAGCCGTTTGCGGTGCTCTCATAGGCGTAGAGGCGGTGCCGGTAAATCTTGGTGAGCGTCTGCCCCAGCGCCTTGATATCGTCGGCCGACCCCCAGAAAGCGACTTCCGTGGCATGCAGGAAATTACAGCCTCCCGAGCGTCCCATTTTATTCGTCGTCGTGCGCGTGCCGGCGACGAGATAGCGGAACACGGAAGAATTTTTGAACACCAGCATCAAGCGGTTGTTGGTGTTATGCTCGACGCGGTAGTTGGGGGGTAGCGTTTTCAGGAACATATCAATCTGATTGCGGAACTGGTCGCGCGAGCCTTCGTCATGCGTCGCGAAGATGCCCAGCAGGCCCTTATGCTCAAACGCCCAGAATATGTCGAGTGCCAAAAAAAAAGTCGATATCCCCGCTTGCCGGTTCTTAAGAATGATGAACGTCGTGACGCCTTCGGCCATTCCCGCTATGATTTCCTCGAGAAGGTAGAGCTGGGAGCCCAGCAGGTGCAAGGGAATCAGCCCGTAATCGCGCGACTGTATTTTCAGCGCTTTGATGAAATCCAGGAAGCGTTCCTTTGGGAACGGCTCCACGCTCCCGTCGGGAAGTTTCAGCTCGCTGTTCTCCTGCAGCAGGTGGGCGCGGAAAGAACGTGTGTCATGCGGATTCTCCGCGCTGTCCGGCACGGCTTCCGGCTCAATTTCGTCATCGTCAGGTTCGTCAACCACCGGTTTTTTGCGGAAAATCGTTGATCCGTTTTTTTTCTTCCCAAATCTTTGGATGTTGGTCTAAGCGGTGTACGGTGCCGCGGAATTCCGTTGATCCGTTTTTTTTCGAGACATCGGCACAAACGCTGCACAAGTCATCCTCCACCCAGTGGCAGGGCAAGCCAGTGAGCTGGATACACTGCAGGCAGTTCATATCGGTGCACCCGCATTCGCGGCAACGTCTGTCGGTCGCAGGTATTGTCTTAGTCATAATGTCTCATAATTACTCCTTCAGCTGGGGTCAGTCTACCTTTTCTCTGGCTGATGATGATTTTATTATTTTTTTTGGGGCGGAACACTAGGGTGCCCTTTTTTGAGCTGGGGGAAAACCCCGGCGGGTGCCCGCCCACGGACGCGCGTTTCGGCCCGATTCTTTTCCAGCTTTTCACCGCCAGGACACCATATCTGGTTTGATGATGATGAAGAGTAATTAACTGTGGTTATTTATCATAATGTTATAATTCGTATAATTTTTATTATGGAAAATATCCTGCGAAAAACCGCATCATTCCGACCTGGCAAGTTAACTGCTTTTTCCCCTCCAGATTCTCCCGAAAACGCAAATCCTCTCACGCTGCGGGTGCCCCGCCACAATTACCGGTTATTTTATAATTTTACTGATAAAATCTTTACTTTTGAAAGTCTTGCCGTGCTGGTGAGCCCTGAGTGATAGCCAAACAGAGCCAGTCCCGCGAGAATTCGCAGGCACCGGCCCTGGTTGGAAGAAACAGCGCCGATGCCGGAGCCGCCCCTCGCTTAAACCAATCTGCGTCGCACATTCCGCGCGCAGACAAAGGAACTTTTTGCCGGATACTAGCATGCACACAGGTTCCTTCCGGTGTAAGCCGTGAGCCATCCTGTTTCCTTTTTGTGCAAGTCCCGCGGTAGAGGATAAAATACCCACACCTGCCGCCGTTAACCGTCCCAGTGTGAGTAAATGCTTGACAATTCCTCCTGGCGTTATATGAAAGCGACGGGAGCCTTCCTCCCGCCAGAACCACACTCTACGTCCGTTATCGTGAGTGGGTCAAGAGCCTCTCCGGTATTCCCCCGCCGGAGAGGCTTAATTTTTGTCTTGACATACCCCTCAATGATGGGAAGAATACGGTCCTAACCCACTCTCAAAGGAGAAAGCCATGAAAATTGATAAACCGGTCGCCTCGGTCGTCGCTTGGGGCTATGTCATGCTTGCCGGCCTGCTGCTGCTTTACGCCGATATCTGCATCGCCTGGTGCTTGAGGCTGTTCGAATGAGTGTCACCACGCACTGTGCCAGGCACAAGGTCAGATCCTGGCCGGATATGTTGCGCCGCTTTCGTCAGAGGCATGAGTTATCCCGGCAAAAGCTCGCTGACCTTCTAGGTATATCGTTGCGCTGCGTCGAGCAATGGGAAATAGGAAAGCGCACTCCCCCTCTTTATCTCAGGAGGGCGCTCGGGGAACTGCACGGGCAACTAGCCGCGGTAATTCATTAGGTTTCACGTTTTTTTGCGCGCATCCAGAAATGCAAGCGTTTTTGCCCGGTCTTCCGGCGAGATGACCCGCTTTTCGCGCTCGCCAATGCCATGCGCCGCGATCCATTCAGTCTGCTGCTGTTTCTCAGCTTCATTTATTGGGATAGCAGCAGTTTCCGTTGGCGCATTTCTCGGGTTATTATATGTCAAGCGATTATTTTCAATAATGCGCGTGAAATAGGTAAAACCTGACGGCCTGATGCCTTTGATTCTGACAAAGTCAACCGCCGGCCTGATGTGAGTCGCCAGCTCATACCCTTCCTTGCTCCATGCATGAATTACGGCGGGGTTCTGCGTGGCCAGATGCGGAAAAACCGATGTGACGTAGTCGAAAACTTCCCGGAAAAACGAGTCAGTAGATGTCATTTTGCAGCAAATCCCATAATTGTCTGGAGATTTTTCCGCTGAATTCCATTGATACCCACGAAAGGCACAGTCCCACCCAGAAATGGAGCGCTGCGCACAACATGATAAGACCAACATTAAGACATGTTAGCAGCAACGACACCGCAAAGAGAAACGGCAGCAGATAGGGCATTATTTTTGGTCCCTGCCTATCCAAAACGGGAATCTTTCAGACGCAGCTGGCAGGTTCATAATCGCTTTCCTGAGTTTGCGCTCCAAAATTGAACGGCGGCGATGATACACCTTGGGGAAGAACAAATGCTCGATTATGTCTCTGAGAATCACAGGAACCCCTTTCTTTTCGCCAGCCATTCCTGCATCTGCAGCATGCCGGCATCCGGATACCAGTATACCTGCGACTTGGGAAACCAGGCATCATGCGTCGCGTCCGAGAAGAGAAACGCGCCTTTGGTTTCCCCAATGATTTTACCCGCCACCAGCACCGTCCTAGACTTTTTTCCCATTAGATTCGGCTTCCCAGCCCTTTTTGATGAGCCTGCGGTAAAATTCGCTTACTTCCCTATCCGCCTCAGCGGCATGCGCTTCTATGGCCTTTCCCAATTCGTCCGGAAGATAGGTGGTAACCCTGTGCGTGAGGATTTTCTCGCGGGGATTACCGGCTTTCCGCTGTTTTTCTTTCATGGAGTGCCTTTAAATTCTTTACAATGACTCTATACCTGTTAGAGTTATTGTGTCAATTGTCTTTTTTAAAAGAGGTTTTATAAAAATGCTCCTTCTCATAGTCTTCGTGCATGACACGCCGGGCCCGCAGCTCGTCGTGGAATCCATGTCAACACAAATCCTCGATTTTGACGCCTGCGCCGCTGCTGTCTATCATATTGATACAATGTATTCCGGATCATTTCACGCACCCATGGCTTATTGCGTTTCGCTCGAGCCGGCTGAACCATCAAATAAGGAATAACGCCTTATGGAATATCTCTCCATCCCTCTTAACCAGCTCGAGCTTTCTATGCAGAATGCTCGCGGCCAGCCGTCGATGACGGACATCTCCGATATGATAGCTTCCATACGGACGCACGGCCTGATGCAGGGCCTTGTCGTCGTCGCGGGCCCCGCCAAAAAAGGAAATGCGCCTAAATCCTATAAAGTCATCGCCGGAGCGCGCCGGCTCGCCGCGCTCAAGGAAATGACACGCCAGGGCGTCCCCGGTTACAGCAGCATTCCCTGTGTCCTGGTATCCGATGAGAACGCCTACGAACTCAGCCTGGCGGAGAACGTGGTGCGCCGCAACATGCATCCGGCGGATGAATTCGCGGCGTTTGCCATCCTTATCGACGAGAAGAATACGCCGGCGCAGATCGCCACGCGCTTTGGCGTAACGGAAAAGCACGTGCAGGGGCGTCTAAAGCTCTCCAAGGTGCATCCGGATATCCTTAAGGCCTACCGCAACGGGGATCTCTCGCTTGAAAAGGTGATGGCTTTCACGCTGTCAGACGACAAGAAAAAACAGAAGGAAGTGTTCAAAAATCTCACTGACTGGCACGAACCCGACGATATCCGCGAGAGCCTGACTGACAATCTGGTCAAAGCCGACAATGTGCTTGTTTCCTTCGTTACGCTCGAGAAATATAAAAAAGCGGGCGGAGCCTACACGGAAGATCTGTTCGGTGAGGATGTCTTCCTGCACGACCGGCCGCTGCTCAACAAGCTCGCCCGGCAAAAGCTGCACGACTATGCCGCCAAGGTCGAGCAGGAAGGCTGGGGGTGGGTTGAAATCATCCCGGACGGCCATATCTACGATTTCACGAAGGGACTGACGCGCATTTTTGAAGCTCCGAAGAAAAAAGACGAACGCCGGCACCTTGGAGTCATTGTGAGCGTCGAAAAAGGCATGCCCGTCACCACCGGCTGGTATTTGAAGAAAAGCGATGCGGAGGCCTTCCGCAAATCTTCCCCCAAAATCGCCAGGGAAGCAGGACTGAAGCCCGGAAAGGAAAAGGGCGTTACTTCTGCCAGCGTGAACGATATATTGCGCGTACAGCGTCACCAGGTCGTCCAGCTCGTCCTCTCACGCGGAGGCGAGGCGACTATAGACCTGTTGCTTTACACTGTCGCCCGCCAGCTCCTCGGGGAAACGAGCATGGCAAGCGGATATGTTTCACTTCCTCTCGCTGTTGATTGCCAAGATGCGCGTGAATACAAGGAATTTTCACAAAGCGCCGCCGCGTGCGGGCTGCAGATGGTAGAGAAAAATCTTCCGCTCGACTGGCTTAAACATAAAAACGAAAAAGAGCGTTTCGAGGCTTTTCAGGTACTAAGCTGGGGAGAAAAAATGCACATTATCGAATATTGCACCGCGCTTATGGTGGAAGCAGAACACCCCGAGGAAGCAAAGGAAAGCCTTATTGAAGGGCTCTTAGCCCGTAGTGGGGAAAAAGTCTGCGACTACTGGCGGCCGACGCGAGAGAATTACCTCGAGCATATCACACGCGACCAGCTGCTCGATATCGGCCTGGAATTGTTCGGACTCCAATGGCGCAAGGATTTCAAAAACGCCAAGAAGCCGGAGCTGGTGACGGAGCTGGACGGCATCTTCGCGCACCCCGATAAATATGCTGGCATGGGCGACGACCTGCAGCGCCGCATTTTCGAGTGGCTGCCGTCGGGCATGGGATTCTCAGTTTCCGATGCTGACGTGAAAGGGCAAAAACATGCGCAAGGCTGATATATTGCAATTTCCCCCCAGATACTCTGTTCCAGCCCGGGGAACCACGCAACTGCTGCCCTTCTGGCTGCGTCCCTGGTTCAACGCCACCATCATCACGGCGTATATCGCCGCCGCTGCTTTCGCTTCAGTCCTGGCGCTCCTGCAGGGAGAAACGCGGTGATTAGAATAGATCTGAAATCGTGCGAGCTAAACCGTGCGGATCTGGATGTAATTCTAGGTGCTTTTCTAAAGAAGATGGGCTATGACGAATCCGCCTGCGAGTGTGTCAATAAGGATATAGCCGCCGGCATTCTGCTGGGGCTCAAGTTCTTCATCGAGATCCGCAATTCCCATATGCCGGCTATCCTGACGGACAAGCAATTCACCACCATGCTGTTGCTTCTGCTGCGCGACATCGCTAAAAAACACCTGCCGGATGATCCGTCGCTCTTTTTTGTCTATATATCCGAAATGGAACAGCACCTGGCAAGCCAGTCTATTTTTCATTCCAAATGAAAGGTTAAAATGATGCATTCTCCTGAAGATTCCCCAAGGGAAGCTGCCCGATCTGCGATTCAAGCGGTTAATCAAGGCACTGAGGCTGCCAGGGCATCAGCACACGAAGCCATTGCCCGCGAGCAGGGATATCCTCCTCGCAAGACCGCTGCACAATTGCAGGAAGAAATGGAAAACCGCATCACGATCACCCGGCAGCTGGCTGGAGAGATGAAGCTGCGGCAATGGGCAGTGCAGCAGGTTGTTCCGGTGCTGCAGGCCTTCGCGCAAAGCACTCCTTCTCTTCCGCCCTTTATGGTTAAAGGCGATGGGTCGAATATAACAGAAAAAATGATGCTACCGGGAATGATAGGCGGTGAGACATCAGTAAAGCCCGAGCTTTTTCTCGTAACTCTGGCAAAAGACCTGACCGAATTTTTTCACGATTTCGTAACCTCCACCTCCTGAAAGGCAAGCCATGTTTCAAATCACTATTCCCCAGCGCGCCGGCGGCGTGCAAGTTGTGCTCTGGTATAAAACGTCATCGTCTATGACTGAGCAGCTCACGGCCGCCCAGGAAAAATTCCACGCCTTCCTTGTCGATCCCATTCCGAAAAAAAACAGGGATCTTTTCACGATACGGGATGATTTCGGCCACGTCGCTAAAATTGACCCGGCCAACGTCGCCTTCATTGTCAGCACGGACCTGGTGGCGGAGGGCAAGGGGCACGAGGAAAAAACCATCCTCACCAACCGGGCGGCAAAGAAGCTGCAAGACCGGCAGCGTATGGACCCGGTGCTCAACATGGCCACGTCCGCTCCCGGACTGATTTCCTGATATCTCAACCCTCATTGAAAGGATACGACCATGTTACAGACTTACCATAACGACGAAGCCCTCAAAGCCAAAACCATCGCCGCCATGCGTGAAGACGTAGCTGCCGAACGCTTGGTGCCCGGTCATTACTGGAACGGCCGCAACGGCTGTTTCGTGGGCTGCGTCATCCGCGGCAACGACCATAGTAAGTTTGAGGACGTGCTCGGCATTCCCCGTCTTATCGCGCGCCTGGGCAACGGTATTTTCGAAGGGCTACAGGACCGCGCAGCGCAGCAGGCCTTCGCGTTTGACTTCCTCGATGCCATCCCAGTCGGTGTATACCTTTCTTCCTGCTGGCCTAAATTCGCCGTTTTTATGCTGGCTGATAAAGAACACGGGGTCCTGCAATATGCGAAGAAGGATTCCACGAAGAAGGCCATCCAGGATGTCGTTGATCTTTATCAGCGCGTAATAAACGGCGAAAAAATTGACAACGCAGAATGGCAGAATGCCTACTCCGCCGCCGCCGACGCCGCCGCCTACTCCGCCGACGCCGACGCCGCCGCCTACGCCGCCGCCGCCTACTCCGCCGCCGCCGACGCCGCCGCCTACTCCGCCGCCGCCGACGCCGCCGCCTACGCCGCCGCCGACGCCGCCGCCTACTCCGCCGACGCCGCCTACTCCGCCGCCGCCGACGCCGCCGCCTACGCCGCCGCCGCCTACTCCGCCGCCGACGCCGCCGACGCCTCCTCGCGCGCACGCAAAAGCCGCTTCGCGGCTTTTGCTACTTACCTTCTTAAACTCTTCCGCGAAGCGACCGTGAATTAGCGATTTCAGCCCGTGCCCTAGTCATAGGGAATGACCGCGGGAGTGAGCTGGGCAAAACCCCAAACGCGGGGGCCAGTGAGGAAAGGGAGTGTGACAGCCGGAGAGATGGCATTATGGGTAGCCAAAGACTATAAGCCGTTTCGCGCCGGGGAAGGCGTCTTGTTTACCGTCGGAGAGCCTGATGAAGTGCTTTGGTTCGCCCACGGAAGGCCTGCGACGAGAGTGGAAGTCATGGAATCGATTAACGGAGGCATTCCGTCGCTGGAAGAACATGCGCGGCTCGATGGCGAAGAAGCCATGAAGGATTTGCAACGACTGACAGCCATCGCTGCGAAGTTTATTCCGCAAGCGGCTATTTAGCTTTTTCTGTTATCCCCGGTAGCCACATCGCACAAATGTGCGACCACACCGTAAACCACGATAACGATCGAGACCTGGTCGTCGGCGTCGATGGGGTATCCATGGCGGCCGCACCAGGTCATCACGAACTTGCTCACCAGGCTGCAGATGGCGCCAATCCAGACATTGCGATCAGGTAGCTTATTTCCCGGCAACAGGGCCATTTTCATCTCCCGATAAAGCGGCATAGGATACGGCCGCATAGAGCAGCGGCATGTGGTGATAACGGAACGGAGTCAGATCTGCGGCGACCGGAGGGCAACTCACATTGATTAGCCGCCGCGGTTGCGCCAGTTCACTCGGCATATACGGGATTGAACTGCCGCAATTGGCATACGGCCGTACAGGATAGCGGGCGAGCATCTCCACAAGTTTAGGTCCGCAGGCCTGCGGCGGCTCGAAAAGAGATAACTCCACGTGCATGCCGTCGTTTACCAGCAGCCCGGCAAGATATTCCCCGTGCGCGCACCCCAGGCTATGGCCTTCCAGAAATACAAGATCTTCCGACCGGAAAGGCAACTTCTTTTTTATCACGGCATATATTGCGTCCACGCCGTCGATAAAGCCCTTGCCGACCGTCCCCAGCACCGGATGCTCCACCGTCTCGATGCTCTCGCCGTCGCGGAACCAATCGAGCCAGGTTAAGCTCCCCCGGCAAATGAGGTGGACATTGCCGGCTATGAATTTGAAGCCCACATAAACACCGGCTATATCGAAAATCGCATCGAAATATTCCGGCCGGTCGTAAATCGCGCAGCACCGCAGGGCTGCTTCGGTGTCCGTCATGCGTCGTCTGCCTGTGCTTCCTCCGCGGCGATTTTTTCCGCCAGCCTTGCTGCGCGTCTCTCTGCCGCCGCTTGCTTGGCCTCGGGGGACCAGCCTTTACCGGTTTTCTTCTTGTCTTTTTTCATGGGGCTATCTTTATCGCTGCTGGAGGGGGGGGG